TACTTTTTGCTTTGCCAATAAAGAAATATGTTCTTGTACATGCGCGTAAAATGTTCCTTGTACTTGAGGAGATGTAACAACCAACGGTGTTTTCAAAAACATAAGGTGAATAGCTATGTGTGTTTCATGATCTTGTTCTGGGAAGGCTTGAAGCAACTCTGACATAAGAGCTCTTGCATTCTCCACAGCGGGATCTAAAGGTGTAGGTTCTGGTTTGGGAGGTAGAATCTCATCAATGTTCTGAACCTCTAAGGCTTGATACATCCTTCTATATGCTGCGTATATGTTATGTATTTGAGGATTAGTTTGTGCCAACTGTAATTGAGATTGTGCTAACGTAACCCGTTGTGACATAGAAAAGATATTAGGATCCGATACTGGTATAACATCTACTCTTCCGTCAAAGTCCTGTGCCTTTATTGACCGTGGTGCTCCCGCTACATCATAGGGATACTCAGGCGGCAAGTTGTCAGAGAATATTCTTGCTAATAGTCTAAACTCGGTTTTTTGAGCGTAATGCAATCTCTTATGTATCGCTGACATAACTTTCATTCCACGTTCCAACATCGCAACTGTTGTGCCAACAGGTGTCTCTTGGTTCATGTTACTTACTTGTTCATCAGCTAAAGAAATGAATCTACGCCCACCTTCAATCAACACACCAAGAAGTTGTGCTAATGTTCCAGAAGGCTCCTTGTAAGGAAGAGGAGTAATCGCACTCCTTATGTCTCCGCCAGGTACATCTATATCCCGCCATTCGCCCGGTTGTAATGGGTCATCCGAATTTCGCACCCTTACACCTCTGGCCTTGAACCCCGCTGGCAGATTAGCCAGCGTCCCAGCGTCAATAAGTTGACGAAGGATGCTTGTTGCAGAACGACCAAGACCCCCAATCATGTGGATTAAGCCAAAACCATAAAAACCTAACCCAGGCATGAATTTATAATGAACAAAATATTGTCGCTTCTTAGCTATCTCAGAGTTCTCTTCGAAGTTTCTTCGAATGGCAAGTATCTCACCAGAACCTTGATCAATAGAAACGATATATGGTAACTGTATCCCTGTGGCCTCACCTTCAGGGGACATATCTTCAAATCCTTCCAGATCTAAATTAACGTGCATTTCTAAAATAGTGTACACGTCATCCATGTATGTCTTAGAAATACCGTCTAACTCATTTACTTTTTGTTTAACGATGTCTTCTTCATCGGACTTGCTTAACTCTACATCTCTGTAGAACTCCGCAACTTGCATCTTGCGTACTTCATTAAAGTCCATTCTTAAAATGTGAGTGACCCTTGAGGCTGTAGCTAAATCGCTTGCAGAGTACGGAATAACTAAGTCTTGTGCAGGAATAAATTTAGATACCGCTCTTTGCAGTGCTTCATCGTAATAAACTTTTTTGAACGTAGACCCAGATAGCGGTAAATAAAATAACAACTGATCCATGTCAGGATCAAACTCTTCCATTACCTCCATGAGTTGATAGTTCATGTAATCTTTAACTCTGTGCGCTTGATCTTCTCTCGCTTGATCTTGAAGACCCAGTACTTGTGTCTTTATAGGTCCACCCGAAGGTAGCAACTCTTTGTACGCTTGCGCTTGGAACTGAGTTACAGATTCCATAATCAAAGGATGTGTTACACCAGAAGCTCCTTCAAACGGAACCGCTCTCTCTGTTTGTTTAACACCAAGAAGATCAAGACCATTTGTATATGCCTCTTCCCACTCTGCCCTTGACGTAAGATCATCTTCGTATGCTCCTCGCAACTCGGAAGACAATTCTCCTAAATAAGTGTCATCTAAATATTCTGCTAAGTTTTCGTCATGCTCTATTTGAACATCAACCTCACCTTCAATCATTCCACTTAACGCTTGTATGAGAGCACCACCATCTTCCCCTGGTATTACTTCCGCTCCTCCTTCAAAGGTTTCTTCTTGGATGAGCTCAACGTCTTGACCTCCCATATTGGGTGCTGCTTCGCCGCCTTGCATAAGGCCAGAATCTACAATTGATCCCATTGGTTGTGGTGGTAGTGCCATTAGTAGTACTCCCTTTTCTGAGGGTAATAATCTTCTTCTAGGTCTTCTCCGTCAAGAGAAACAAATCCTCCTTGACGAAATCTCATTATTGCTAACGTCATACTATCACAAAAGTCATCATGATCGCCATTAGGAAATGAAGCTACTTCTTCAATCACTTCATCTGTAAACTTTTTATCTGTTGGTGCCCATACTACACCAGCTTCAAACATCGGTGCAACCATATGCATACGAGTTACTTTATCATTTCCTTTACCAGGTGCAAACCCCAAGGCTGGAATGCCTCGAAGTCGTAGCTCCTGTATCAAAGGAGTACCTGTAGCTTTTGCTTCTATCAATACCATATCTGGTTCCCAATACTCATGTTCGTCAAACGCAATCTCCTTTAACTCTGGAAAATTCCAACGCCCTCGTTGAGCATCCAGTAGTATTATGTTGTCAGGTCCGCCTTCTTCTGGATTGAATATACCCCAAGTTGTGATCGCTGAATAGTCCGCAGTTTCTTTTTTTGAGAATGCCGTGTCATATGCTTGTAAAATATACTTCAAAGGAGGTATCTTTTCCTCCTCCCAAGGTTGCCACCACTCTCTTTTAACGATTGCACCCTCTGAAGTAGTCGGTTGTTGTTGCCATTGAGCAGACCATTTAGCTACAGGAAGAGAAGCTTTTATAGACAATAATGCGTCTTTTTCCCAAAACTCAGGCCATAATGCGTTATCTGAGGGTAAAATAGCTGGAAATTCAACAACCTCCCACTGATCTGACATCACATCGGACCCCTGTGCTGCCAATAATCTACCTGTTAAATCCTTTTTTCCCCACCTTGTCATAACAATTATGATGGATCCACCTGGTTGGAGACGCTGTCGAGGTCCAGAAGTGTACCATTCATACGCATGATCAAAGGCAGTCTCGCTCAAAGCGTCTTGTTCCGAGTGTGGATCGTCAATAACAAACAAATCCGCACCACGACCCGTGACCGCAGCACCTACACCCGCCGCAAAGTACTCACCACCCTTGTCAGTTTGCCATTTTCCCGCACCTTTGTTGTCTTCTTTTAGGTTTGTGTTTGGAAAAATGTCTTTATATTGCGGATCATCTATCAAATCCCGCACTTTTCTACCAAAACGCACCGCAAGTTCCGTATTATGGGTGGCTTGAATGATTTTTAACTTGGGATTACGCCCCAAAAACCATGCTGGCATAAGATATGACGCAAATTCTGACTTAGAATGACGTGGTGGCATGTTAATGATAAGCCTTTTTAGCTTACCTTCCGCCACTTGTTCTAGTTTTTCTGCAATAATCCTGTGATGTCGGCCTTCAATGAAGTTCTCGTACACATGATGTGCAAAAGGCATGAACTTTTCTTGCGCCTCGTCCCTAAGATCAAGTCGTTTCTTAGCTTCTGTGAGGCTTAGTATTTCCTTTAACGCCTCTTCGGGAAGAGCCTGTAAGTTCATCAGACAACTTCATTAGGATTTAACACATAGGGGGTAATCGGTGCTACCGTTCTAGGTTGGTAGTACACTCCAATACCAGGGCGACCATATGTGACGGCAGGTGTTTCTTCTTCTTCTTCTTCAACCTCGTCTTCAACTTGGTCTATCGGAACACATACATACCTACCATTAATTAATTTAAGCTCGTAACCAGGAGGGCAATTTCCTCCGTCATCTGGCGGTACAGTAGTGTCGTCATCTCCCCCTGTTGTTTCTGGGAAAGTAGGAATGTCAATTACAGGACCGTCATCTTCAGGTGGTATAACAGTAGTTTGAACTGTAGGCATTAAGTTTTGATTTGTTTCTAAAACTGTTGTAGTTGGTGGATTCACTGTGCCTTCTATTGTTGTTCCTGTTTTAACTTTAGGTGCCACAAAAGGTCCTGGCGCAGGATTAAGAATTTCTCCAGTCAATGGATTAACATTTTGCTCAAGAACCAATTGTTGCATAACATTTTCAAGAGTGGTCGGAACTTGATTCTTCTCTAACATTCTCTCAGGAGTTTGATCGGGTCCCCTTTGCCGCCTAGCTGGAGGAGTATAAGTTGGACCTTGTTCATTACTTGGCAAAACATTAGATACAGGAGTAATTGCAGTACCTTTAGGAGTAAAACTTGCGTCTGGTCCAGGTGCGAGGCCCGCGCTCCTTGCAGCTATGATTTCATTCACTAATGGATTAGTTTCACCCGATGGAGCTAAATCTGGGAACACCGCCGCATCTCGTGCCGCTTGTGCTTGCCTAGCCACCGTAGTTGCGGGATCTGTAAAGGCAGGGCCCAGACCTGAAGCTGGGTCAAGAGTCACATTTGGTCCTGGTGCAGTAGGAATATTTCTTGCAGCTAAAATCTCGCTAACTAAAGGATTAGAGGTGCCTGACGGTCCTGTGTCCGCAAAACTAGATCTGCCAAACGCAGCAGGACCTTGTCCGCCAACAGGGTCAAAGGCGTTTCTTGTGTTCATGTCTGGAGCCACAGGCTGATTTCTTCCTTGTATGATTTCATTCACTAATGGATTAGTTTCACCCGATGGAGAAAGAGCATTGAGCCTCGCTTGTTGATCCCGTTGCGCCGCAACTGCGGGATTCGTAAAGGCAGGGCCTAGTCCTGCCGCAGGATCAAAAACAGCACCCATGTCGGGAGGACGTTGGAAATTAAATTCTTGTTGAACATTTGTTCCCGCTAAATCGTTCGGGTTTGGAGATGTACGATTAGCAAGATTGTTCGCAATAGCTTGATTGGCAAGAGTTTCTGTTCCCGCAAATTCATTGGCTGGTGGAGCGATAAGCTGTTGTTCGGTTAAAATAACGGCATCTTCCAGAGGAGCGGTGTTAAGTCCGCTGAATCCTTTTCTAGGAGCTCTAAGAACATTGTCTTTCATAACTTCCCCTACGAGAGGTCCTTGATTGGATTCTGGTTGTAGACTAGCTATCCCTGTATTCATGGGAGTAGTCAGAGCAGTTCCTGTGCCAAGTGTTTGTTCCACCGTATTTTCAGTCGTACCTGAGCTCACATTTGATGTATTCGGAGCAGTAATAACAGGAGCTCCACTAGATGAAACGCCTTCACCAAGAATACCAGCTACTACTCCTTCGTTAATCATTTGTTGTATCGTGGGATTTGCACCAATTCCAAATTCTTCAGTTGGATCAAACTGTCGGTCTATGTTTTCAGCCATCAACTGTTGCTCAAGAACGCCTTCGGACACACCCTCACCAACAAATTGTCTTCCTAAACCAGGACCTAATTTGGCTTGAGCAGCACCTATTGCAGCACCTGATAGAACATCTGATACAATATTATCTACGTTTGCTGATTTTTTTGCTGCTGCTAACGCAAGATCATTGTTGCCTCCATAGTCTCTTGCAATACTTTGAAAGGCAGGACTGTTTTGTAAACTTCCATCCAAGTATGCCTGATCAAGAACCGCGTCTCTATCTATAGCGGACTCCCCACCAAATAAAGCGGCACCTGTACCCGCCGCAGTTTTGGTTAAACCACCCGTTGCAGGAATTAATGATGCTATCGCAGAGGGTGCCGCTTGCATTACCTGTTGGTATAAAGCATTTGGATCTCTAATACTTAAATCTGAAGTAAGTGCGCGTTGTGTTTCTGCATCTAGATTGTTAAAGACTACGTCCCCAGCGACCTTTTTATCTATCCCTGCTTGAGTTAAGTTCTGTGAGGTTGAACTTGGAAGAAGAGATCCTCCTTGATCAACAGGACGACCCAAAAAGTCCACGGCGGCACTGCCCACTTCTGGTATTAAAGTTCCAAGTTGATACATACCCCTATCTACAGCAGATACATTGTCCCCACCAAGTTCCGCTACCAAATCTATGTTTGCTTGTTTGTCTCTTTGAACTTGTGCAGTACGACCCGCTCTCAATGCCGCATCTTCTCTAAGTTTATCCGCTCTTCTTATGCCTTCCGCAGAACCGACAGGAGTTCCAAAAGCATCAAAGTATTGAGGTCCTCCTCGTCTCTCGGGCGTAGGTATAAGACCTGAACCTATACCAGTCTCACGGGCTCTTTCATCGGCATAATATTGTGTGCTTGGAGCAGGACGTTTTCCTGTAATTGATTCTACAACATTTCCGTAAGTATCTTCAAATAAATCGGCTCCTGAGTACGCCGCCTTAATTCCTGTTTTTGCTGCTCTGTTAAGTCCCCCCAACCCAGCGGATACGTCTCCACCAACCGTACCTGTAGGACTTAATGGGTTTATGAAATCATAGACAGTGTTACCAACCCCACTAAATGCATCACCGACATTTTCAAGAAACGAACGATCCGTAGATACAGGAGGGGGAGTATAAGTTGGACCTTGAGGATTAATACCATCTAAGTTGGGTCGTGATGGTGTCGCTCC